CGCGATGGCGCTCGGTGGGCGACGGTCGTCGCGTGTTTGGGCGCAAGCTGTCCGAGGCCGACGTGGCCCCGCTCGAATCCATAACTCTCGCTCTGCATGCCGCTTTGGAGGCTCGTGTTGAGCCGTCCGCTTACTTTCTTTAGGGAGGCCCTGTGGTCAAGCTTTCAGTCCTCCTTGTGTTGGGTGAGGCTCTCTTGCTGACCGGCCTGTGGATGCTGTTGCCCGCATTGGCGCTCGTCGCAGCTGGTGGGCAACTCGTCGCGGTCGCATTGGCGCGGCGCGCATGAGGCTCTTGGATGCGATCTTGGGTCGCAGTACCTACAGCGAGCAGAAGGCGTCTGGCGCTTCGGTTCTGATGACTGCCTTCGGGTCCCCCGACAACGAGAAGATCCTTCCGTCATTCATGAACTCGGTTGCTGCGTACCAGAACTCGGGCGTTGTCTTCGGGGTGGTGCTGGCTCGGCTGGGCTTGTTCTCTGAAGCCGAACTGAAGTTCCAGCGCCTCTCTGACAAGTCGCTGTTTGGGACTCCTGCACTTGCAAAGCTCGAAGTCCCGTGGCCAGGTGGCTCGACGGCTGAGCTGCTGGCTCGCATGGAGCAAGACGTCTCCCTCGCCGGAAACGCCTACATCCGTGACGCGGGCGTGAACCTTGAACGCTTGCGCCCCGATTGGGTCACGATCGTCTCTGAGATTGTCATCGATCCGATCAGCGATACCGAGGTCAGGCAAGTCGTGGGCTACGTCTACGACCCGCCCGCCAGCGAGCACCGCTCTGCCGCGTTCTACCCCGTCGATGAAGTCGCGCACTGGTCGCCCATCCCCGACCCGATAGCGAACTTCCGAGGCATGTCGTGGCTGACCCCGGTCCTGCGTGAGATTGACGCCGACCTTCAGATGACCGACTATAAACGGGCCTATCTGACCAACGCTGCAACCCCCAACCTGCTCATCAAGTACGACAAGCAGATTGGCCGCGACAAGCTGGAACGCCTGAAGGATCAGATCGAGGCTCGGCATGGCGGCGTAAATAACGCCTTCCGCACCTTGGTCTTGGACGAGGGTGCCGACACGAGTGTTCTTGGCAACACGTTCGAGCAGATGCAATTCAGTGCCGTGCAAGCGGCTGGTGAGAACCGCATCGCTGTTGCTGGCGGTGTGCCTGGCATCGTGGCTGGCCTGAAAGAGGGCATGGCCGCTGCCACCTACTCGAACTACGAGCAGGCCATGCGGCGCTTCGGTGACATCACGATGAGGCCGAACTGGCGCGGCGCAGCCACCGCGCTCTCAAAGCTCGTTGTGGTCCCCCCGGGCGCGCGGCTTTGGTACGACATCTCGCAGGTCGCAGCCCTTCAGCAGGGCGACAAAGAACGCGCCGACGCGATGTTGGTTCTAGCTGAGGCGGCACAAGCTCTCGTTGTCGCTGGCTTCACTCCCGAGTCCGTAACCCTCGCCCTCTCAGCGGGCGACATAACCCTCTTGAAGCACTCCGGCCTTGTGTCGGTGCAGATGCAGACACCCGGCCAATCACCCAAGGAGGCGGCATGAGTAAGCCTGCCGCTCGCGACTTCATGCGAGCTTTTGCGTTTGACGACATCAGTATCCGTGCGGACGGTGATGGGCGAACGGTCGAGGCGTACTGCGCCGCGTTCAACGTCGATGCAGAGATCCGAGACCAAGACGGGCACTACATCGAGGACCTGGCGCGCGGCTCCTTTGCCAAGACCATCCAAGAGAACATGGGCCGGTTCGGTGTGTTCTATAACCACGCTCGAACCCTCTATGGCACCCCGGATGGCGCTCTGTCGGTCCCTATCGGCGTACCTCTCGAAGTGAGGGAGGACGACCGGGGCGTGTTTACGGTGACGCGCTACCTGGACAACCCACTGGCTGACTCTGTGCTGGACGCGGTGAAGCAGCGAGCCATCAAGGGACAGTCGTTCTCGGGCCGGTTTGTGAAGTCTCAACGGACACCAGGCAAGAAGCGCGGCGACCTGATGCGGATCACTCGCACCGAGGTTGCGATGCGCGAGTACGGACCCACCGTGTTTCCCGCCTACGCCGAGGCCGCAATTCTCGGCACCCGCAACATCTCCACCTTCCTCGATGCGCTCGGCGCATGCCAGGAAGACCAGGAGCGCCTGCGCCAAATGCTTGGGCTCGCCACTCCACTGGAGCCGGCGAACCAATTGAGCGCCTCGCCCGAGGCAGCTCCAGTCGAAGAGCCGACCCGTCAAGGTCACTCCGCTCGGCAGGTCGTCAACCAGTTCGCGTTGGCGATTGTCAACACTGAGAGAGGAATCAAGTAATGAGCACCAAGCTCGAAACCTTGGCCTCCGAGTTGGAGACGCTGCGCTCCGAGATTCTCGACCTGGAGCAGGTTGAGACTCCCACCGATGAGCAGCTCGCCCGCATGGAGTCCATCATCCCCGAATGGGACACCAAGAAGGCTGACCACGATCGTCTCGCTGAGCGCGCTCAGAAGATCGAGGCGGTTCGCAGCGCATCACTTCACGAATACAACCGTGAGGCGACCGCACCCGAGGTCATCATCAACCGCGCCAACAAGGACCCCTTTGCCGAGATGGACCGCGTACGCGCGGGCTTGATCGACCCGAAGGAACTTCGTGGCCGCGCGATGGATGTCGTGGAGCAATCCGAGCGCATGGAAGACGATGCCAAGCAGCACGTCGTCCGGATGCTCGAAGGCAAGCGCGAAGGCGCACGCCACTCGCTCTCCAAGAAGACCGCCGATGCTGTTGCACGGCATATCTTGGAGACCGGCTCTGAGGACTACCACGAGAGCTTCGAGCGCTACCTCGAAGACCCTCAGGGGTACTCCGCACGAGCCGCACTGAGCCTCACGTCTGCCAACGGTGGTTACCTGGTCCCGTTCACACTGGACCCGACCATCATCTTGACCAACGCGGGCTCAGCGAACCCGTTCCGCCAGATCTCCAACGTGAAGACCACCGCTACCAACGACTGGCAAGGTGTTACTTCAGCTGGTGTCAACGCGGGCTGGCTCGCAGAAGGCACGGAAGATTCCGACCACTCCCCAACCTTCGGCAACCTGAAGATCACCCCGCAGAAGGCTTCTGCGTGGCTCTACGGTTCGTATGAGGTTCTGGAGGACTCGGACTTCTCCGTCCAGTTGCCTGACTTGCTGGCCGATGCCAAGGACCGCCTCGAAGAGGCTGCCTTTGCTACCGGCACTGGTACCGGACAGCCCAAGGGTGTTGTGCCTGCTGCTACGACCGTGGCGTCAGCTGCTGCGGCGACTTACGCAGTCGGTGACGTTTACAACACCCAGGCGGCACTGCCTGCTCGGTTCCGTGGTCCGCGCTCGTCGCTTACATGGCTTGCGAACCAGGCCATCATCAACAAGACGCGGCAGTTTGACACCGCTGGCGGTTCGTCCTTCTGGGCCAACCTTGGCATGGGTAAACCCGAGGAACTGTTGGGTGCGCCGATCTACGAGAGCACCACGATGGTTGGTACCACCACGACTGGCTCCAAGAACCTGCTTCTGGGCGACTTCAGTCAGTACTACATCGTGGATCGCATCGGCATGTCGGTGCTCTACGAATCCTTGGTGAAGGGTGCCAACCAGCGGCCTACCGGCCAAGCTGGCTGGTTTGCGTTCTGGCGAGTTGGCGCAGATGCGTCTACCACCAACGCATTCCGCGTTCTCACCATCGCATAACCAATTGATGCAGGCAGGCGCACCTCGAATAGGTGCGCCTGCTTTGCAATCACCACAAGTAGAGAGGTCTCAACATGGGCAAGTTGCGTGCACGAGTCTCATTCTTTGCGGCCCGTAAAGACGGCTCTGAGTCGTTCATTGGAGCAGGTCAAGAGGTCGAGGACACTCACGAAGTCATCCTTGGTCGCGAAGACTTGTTTGAGTCCGTCGAGCCCGTCGAGGGCAGTGCGACGCCCAAGCGGACCCGTAAGGCCAAGGGCTAACCGTGGCCATCGACTTGGAGGACTTCAAGGCCCACATCGGCCTGACTTCCTCCGACCAAAACGACGCAGCGCAAGGCATCCTCGACGCTGCCAACGCCGCGATCGCTAACCGTGTGGGTCCGCTCTCCCCCGAGGCTGCGACCTACACGGTGGCGAGCGCATCCACCACAGTGGTGCTCCCACACACTCGCATCGTGGCCGTCTCTGACCCGGCTGGCTGCACGGTGAACGCTGACGCGGGGAGCACCACCCTTGCCGCGGGCTTCGCTGCTGGCCAGGTCATCAGCTACACGCACGGCTTCTCCACCCTCCCCCACGATCTTCGCCTGGCTGTCTTGGAGATGGGCCGACACCTGTACGCCAACAGCCAGCGCGGGCCGTTCGGTAAGTCGCAGGGGGCCACCCTTGCTGGCTATGCGGTCCCGTCCGCTGTTACTGAACTGATCGACCCCTACGTGGGGCTTGGGTTCGCGTGAGCACTTCACTGATCCCTGCTGTCATCGACGCGCTGGTCACCCAGGCGAAGGCCGCACTGCCGAACGTCACAGTGATTGACGGTCTCGGCCCGGACTTCTCCGAGCCTGGCGACGTGCTGATGGTGGGTGCAGAGAACCCGCTCTCGCTCGACGGCGGACGCCCTGAGGCAGCCGCGAGCGCTCAACAGTCGTGGGCACACGCTGCTGGTCGCGCTCGTGATGAGCGGGGCACGGTCTCTCTGGTTGCCACCTCTTGGAACGGCGACGGGAACCAGAAACAAGCTCGTGATGCGTGTGCCGTGATGGTGGCCGCTATCGAGAACCTACTTCGAGCCGACCCCACTTTGGGCGTGAGCGGCGTGATTGTAGCTGAGTTCGGCA